GAAAACGCTAACTCTTCCTATCTTAATTTAGATTGGATAATACTGGGTGATAGTAATGAGTTAGATTTTGACATTGACTATGAAAACGCAACCAACTACATGGACATTAATGGTAGCTCAAATACCATTAATTTTACAGGTAGTGGATATAGCGGTAACACAGCGGCGACATCGGCATACTTTAATCTAGATCTTGATGGTAGCAGCAACACTATGAACATTACCCAGGCATCTACATTAGCGCGTGATTGGTTACAAGTTATTGCAAATACAAGTAATTCTAATATCTGTATTATTCAAAATGACGGTGGTACTTCCACTTCATGCTGATTCAATAGGTGATATTACAGAATTAACAGGTTACGGTAGAGTCTATCGTGATGAACCGTATGAGGCCGCTTTAGACTTTGATATTAATTCTTTAGACAATGTGCAAACTAGCGCAGGTCGAATAGCTATTACATTTCTTGATGAGTCCACGGTAAAACTTACTGAACACTCTGAACTTCTTATTGATGAATATATTTATGATCCCAACCCAGATAAATCTAAAATGGCTCTACAGTTCGCTAGTGGCACTATTAGGTTTATCAGCGGTAATGTAAATAAACTAAACAAAAAAAATATAACCCTATCTACTCCTAGCTCGCAGATTTTTGTGCAAGGTACAGATTTTGTTTGCACTATCGATATCACTGGCAAAGCACTAATAATTTTATTACCAAACGAGTTTGGAGACGCAAGTGGCGAAATAGTGGTGCAAACAGCTATGGGACAACAAGTGCTAAATAAACCATTTCAAGCAACAACAACTTCTGCTTATGACGTTGCGCCAACAAAACCAGTAACCTTAGACATAGATTTAAACTTTATAGATAACATGCTTATTGTTTCACCACCCAAAGAACAACTTGTAGAAAGTGAAGAAACACAAACAGAACAAGCGGATTACTTAGAGTTCACCGATCTAGATATAGATTTTTTGTCAGATGAGGATATTTGGGATGAAGAAGATAATATTGATTTTTCAGAGCTCGACATAGACTTACTAAACGTAAATCTGTTAGAAGATTTACTTGATGTTCTAGACGAGCTTGACGTAAAAGACGAGGATAATCTAGCAGATTTTTCAAGCGGAATTCAATTAGTTGGAACAAACTTTGGACAAGATGTAGAAACACAGGTAACAACTATAATACAAGGCAGTCAAATAAAATTTATGCGTATGGTAAATCAAAAAGCGCAGGTTTTGGTAAACAGCGATCAAGCATATAACATAATATTTACGCAAGATGGAGTTTCTAAGGTGATACAAGTTAATGGCACGGCTGACTCAACAATTAACATAACGCAAAGCTCTGGATGAAAAAAGTAATATTCATACTATTTATAATACTTGCATTACCACTGTTGTTTCAGTTATACCCTTTGCAAATATTGAAATTACAAACTTTCGATACTTTTGTTAAAAAATACGACCCAAGTGGTAATTTTGTAGTGTTAAACATTACGCAAGAGGATATTCAAAAATCTGGTGGGTGGCCTTTTCCTAGACAAGAGTTAGCACAAATACACATGGATATTCTAGAGGCGGGAGCCATGGGTGTTGGTTGGGTTATATCTTTACCAAATCCGGATCGTTTTGGTGGCGATGAAATGTTTTTAATGGCCTTAGATTATAGTCCAAGCATCTTAACGATGTTTGAATATGATAACGGTGAATACCCACCAACAAGCGGAACAGTTTTACTTGGTGAAAATATTAATGGTATTATGGCTAAGGGAGTTGTTGCAAACGACCCAATATTCATAGATGTTCCTCAAGGTTTGTCTACGGCTCCCACTGAAATAGATAATCTTGTAAGGCGCATGCCTTTACTTATGCAAACACCAGATGGCTTTGTTGCATCGTTTGGTACCGAAGTTTTAAAAGTATTGGCTGGCGCGAACACCTACATTATAAAAGGCGATGATAATGGTATGCGACAGATTACTGTGCAAGGCTTACCTCCCGTTGATGTAGACAATCTAGGCCGCAAATGGATCTCTTGGGTGGACACACCACAAACAAATTTACAGGAACTTAACGTTGCTCATAGATTTGTCTTTGTTTCTGTAAATGCTCCAGGTGTGTTTCCGACTGTTGCAACGCCAGTAGGCTTACTTTCGCCTCACGAAGTACAAGCAGCACTTGCAGAATCAATACTTATACAAGACTCACCTTATATCCCAGATTGGGCCATAGCAGCTGAATTAGTTATGTTTGCTTCGTGCTTAATAATAGTTTCAATTATTTTTGGTTATTTAGGTATGACACAATCACTTATATTTGGCGGCTTATTTATGGCCGCAACCTTTATAAGCGGTGTTTATATTATAAAAACTGGTTATCTTGTTGATTTTTCATGGACTTTTGTATCAGAGTTTATACAAGGTAGCGCTATTTTTTACGTGAGGTTTAGAGAGCAATACAAACTAAGACAACAAATAAAAAAACAATTTGAACATTATTTAGATCCACGACAAGTAAAACAATTACAAGATGATCCAAGTTTATTAAAACTTGGTGGAGAAAAAAAATATTGTTCGTTTCTTTTTACAGATCTAAGAGGGTTTACTGCTTTATCAGAAAAACTACCTCCGGAAGAGGTAACTGAAATAATGAACAAGACCTTAACTGTGCAAGTAAATGCCGTTCAAAAATTAGGTGGTATGACAGATAAATTTATTGGTGACGCAGGTATGTTTATTTTTGGAGCACCCTTAGATTTAGAGGATCACGAAACCAAAGCTGTTCAAGCTGCAATAGATATACAAAAAGGCATAGCGGAACTAAACAAAACACTTTCTACTCCAGTTGCAGTGGGCGTAGGAACTCAAGCAGGTTTTGCATGTATTGGAAATATGGGGTCTGAATCTAGGTTTGATTATTCAGCTATAGGCGATCCTGTAAATACAGCAGCAAGGCTAGAGTCAGCAACAAAAGAGGTTGGCGTTGATATACTTATTGGTGAAAATATTGCAAAAAATTGCAAATTTGCATTAAAATCTCTAAAACCTATTAATGTTAAGGGTAAAAAAAAGAAACTTAACATATATACAGTAAAGGAATCTATATGAAAGGATTATTAAAAAATTTAGTAGGTGCGGTAGCTCCAACCATAGGCACAGCTCTTGGGGGTCCTATGGGTAATATGGCAATGTCTAAAATTGCTAGCGTGCTTGGAGTATCAAATGACCAAAAATCAATTCAACAAGCTATACAAAATGCAACACCAGAACAAATGTTAGAGCTTAAGAAAGCAGAACAAGAGTTCGAGGTTCAAATGAAAGAGCTTGATGTTGATGTTTTCAGATTAGAAACTCAAGACAAGCAAAACGCTAGAGGTATGTTTAGTAAAGATTGGACAGCTAGAATAATTGGTGTTGCAACAATAGCTGGTTTTTTAGGCTATATATTCTTGGTAACACTACAACCACCAGAGCAAAACAGTGAGGCACTTATAAATTTAGTATTAGGATATTTAGGTGGCTTGGCTAGCGCGATTATATCTTTTTACTTTGGAGCGTCACATAAAGGCGACGACTAATGGCTAAATCACCCGATGCTTTTGTCTATAAGTGCAAACTAAAAAAAGTTATAGATGGAGACACTGTACGTTTAGAGACTATAGATCTTGGATTTTCAGTGCAACTACATAATAAATCCGTACGAATCAATGCGATAGATACGCCTGAATCTAGGATTAATACTAAAAAATATCCAGAGCGAGCTAAAGAAAAAGAACTAGGATTACTTGCTAAACAGAAGTTGAAAGAATGGTTGGTAGGTGATATAACCTTAAAGTCTTACGGCACCGACAAATACGGTAGGGTGCTGGGAGATATATTTTGCGAGAAAGGAAATGTGGCAGAATTACTTAAAAAAGAAAATTTGGCCGTCGATTACTTTGGCGGAACAAAAGTCAAAAAATGGGGAGAATAATATGCAAATATCACAGGAGGGCATTGCTCTTATAAAAAAATTTGAGGGTTGTCCAAAAAACTCAAAAGGCGATGCTGTATCTTACAGATGCGCCGCTAATAAAAAAACCATAGGTTTTGGTTCCTTGAAACTGATAGACGGTAGTCCAGTAGAAGATGATATGACCATAACCATGCAAGAGGCAGAAGAATTGTTAGCGCATGAATTAACAGAATATGAAGGATATATAAATGAAATGGTAGAATGTAATTTATCACAAAATCAATTCGACGCGATGGTATCATGGGTGTTTAATCTTGGCCCTACGAACCTTAAAAATTCTTCGCTTTTGAAAATTCTAAACAGCACTCATGTTGATTGGGCAGACATACCGCACCAAATCCAAAGATGGAACAAAGTCAATGGCAAGGTAAATGAGGGTTTAGTAAGACGAAGAGAGGCAGAGGCTTTACTATTCGAGGGTAAGGAATGGCACGAAGTATAGTGTTGTGTAATACTACGACTAGGCGTTTTACGCTTAGAGCTGGGTTACATAATATATCGTCGCTACCTTGTTTCTCAGCTCGCTTATGAGCGACGTATCATTTAAAGATTTTGATATATTATCTGAGCAAGATAAAGCTGAGGCAGTAGCTCTATTACAAAGATACGATCAACTTGAAAAACA